CCCTGCACCTATTTCAAAGATGTTATCTTTTTCATCTAAACTTATGCAATTCATTATTTTTTCTATGTGATATTTTGAAGTAATAAAATTTTGACTATCTTTTATATTTACTTTGTTCATTATAACCCCTCCTTAAATGTTCTGGTCAAGCAAAATTGTAACAGCAGTGCCTAAATTAGCGTAAGGCAAAGCGTTTCTGAAATGGAGTCAGGTAGTTGTTGTAGGAGTGGGGACGGACCTGGTTATACCAGTGGTATGCAAACTCCTGAACAGCATGATTAAGCTCAGTATCAGTTTTGAACTGATACTGGTTGATCAACTCCGATTTCAAAGTATTGTAATAACGTTCCATTGCCGCATTGTCATAAGGGCAGCCGGCGCTGCTCATGCTTTGAATAATACCGTGTTCCTGACAGAATGCCATAAATTCTGACGATGTATACTGGCGGCCCTGATCCGAATGTAGGATCAACCCTTTCCCGGAGTGCCCCGTGGAAGAAAGTGCTTTCTTTACCGTCTGAATCGCCAACTCACTGGTGATCCATTTTCCGTTTTCACTGGCAACTACACTACGGTCATAGAGATCAATGATGGAGCAGTTGAAGCGTACTGCACCATTGCTGAGAAATAGATAGGTGAAATCGGTGCACCAGACCTGATTGGCTTTCTGTGCGTAAAACTCCTGATTCAAGCGATTTGGAAATACTTTATGGACTTGTCCTCTTCTGTATTTTGGCTTTCTTCTGCGGCAAATACAGTACAGCTGCAGCTGACGATTCATATACTTATGAACGGTAGCGTTGCTCAATTCGATCCCTTTTCGGGACAGAAAAACTCGCATACTGCGGTAGCCCAGAATTCCTCCAAACTCATGATAGATTTTCTTGATCTCATGACAGACTTCTTCCTTTTTCTTGCAGTATTCCGCTTTTCGCCGTTTCAGATAATTGTAATATGCGTTGGGATAGATCTTCATCCGTCTCAGGAGCCACCGCAATCCGAACTCCTTTTCATGGGTTTCTATGAACCGATATGCCACTAATCGATTTCCTTCGCAAAGAATGCCGCTGCTTTTTTTAGGAACAAATTCTCCTTTTCCAGCTCTGCTTTTTCCTGCCGTAATTTCCGGATCTCCTGCATAAGCTCAAGCTGATTCATGGCTTCTTCGTTATTCTGGCATTCTTCACGGTATGCGCGTACCCAGTTGGAAATTGTGGCTGTGGATACTCCGTATTCTGCTGCAAGGCTGGACAGCGTCCTGCCTTCCTGAATGTGTAACTGTACGATTTTCTTTTTACTTTCCGGTCTTACTTTACTCATCAGTATCCCTCCTAATAGTATTATACTCTATTAGGCTACATCGTTACAATTTCAGTTTAGCAGAACAATTTTAACACAATAAGTCATTTTAAGCAACTTTTAAATTAAAAAAATCCATTAAAAACCGCCAAATGGTGTTAGCCCTTAATTGGCGGTTAATATTCTATATCTCTTCGTCAATCTCAATCCCAGACTTGAATTCAACGGTGAGCTTATCTTCATATATCGTTACTTTTTCAATAAGCCGCCTTACCAACTGCTCATCATATTCCTCCAACTCTGCGGATTGTTTATTCAAGAAATCAGTCATTTCAGCGATTCGTTGCCTTTTTCCTTCTCGCTCTGCATTTTCAACAAGTGCATTTTGCTTCAATTCTCGAAGGCGGTAAATTTCATCAGCCACATCTTCATAGTCATTCTTGGATTTTGCTTGAATAAGAAGCTGTTGTTGTAATTCTTCCAATTTGCTATCAATGTCATCAGTGGCATTATCATTTTCTCCATTAAATACAGTAGCTATATTTTTCTGTAGCACCTTGAGGAATGGGTCTTTGTTAGCCAAAAGTTCGTTAATAGCCTTAACAACTGCTTTCTGCAATGTTTCCTCATTTATGGTAGGGGCAGTGCATTCAGACCCTTTTTCCTCCAATCGGCTGACGCATCTCCAAACAATAGATTTGTAACCTCGGTTATTCCAATGTACTCGTCGATAAATATCACCGCAATGTCCGCAGTAAACAATACTCGATAAAGCATACTTACTGCTGTAAACTCGCTTTTTACAGCCCTTGCCACCGCGAAGATTTGCTCTTCGAACCATCTCTTCTTGAACCTGCATAAAAAGGTCTCGTGGAATGATAGGCTCGTGGCTATTTTCTACATAATATTGGGGAACGATGCCGTTATTCTTGACTCGCTTTTTAGAAAGGAAATCAACCGTATATGTTTTTTGTAGAAGGGCATCACCGATGTACTTTTCATTCTGCAATATCTTTTTCAGTGTTTCCGGTCTCCATTTGGCTTTGCCTGCCGCTGTAAGGATACCGTCAGCTTCTAGTCCTCTTGCTATCTGTAAAAGACTAGCACCTTCAAGGTACTCTCTGTAAATCCGTTTAACAACCTCAGCACCCTCTGGGTCAATCACCAGTTGCTTGTTTTCATCCTTGGTGTATCCAAGGAAACGCTTATGGTTGACCTGGACTTCGCCTTGCTGATATCGATACTGAATTCCCAGCTTAACGTTCTGACTTAAGGATTGACTTTCCTGTTGGGCAAGGGATGCCATGATGGTCAGCAATACTTCACCCTTAGAATCCATGGTGTTGATATTCTCTTTCTCAAAGAATACCGCGATGTTTTTATCCTTTAACTGCCGGATGTATTTAAGGCAATCTAACGTATTTCTGGCAAATCGGCTGATGGATTTTGTGATGATCATGTCAATATTTCCAGCCATGCACTCTTCAATCATGCGGTTAAATTCATCACGCTTTTTGGTATTTGTACCTGTGATACCGTCATCCGCAAAAATATCCGCCAATTCCCATTCCTTGTTCTTCTTAATATAATTTGTATAATGTTCAATCTGAATGTCATAGCTTGAAGCTTGCTCCTCACTATCCGTTGAAACACGGCAGTAAGCGGCCACTCGTATTTTGGGTTTGCTTTCACTATTTTTATTATTTCCGACTCGTTTAATTGCCGGAATGACTGTTACATTCCTACTCACTGCCACTTGTTATACCTCACTTTCTATCAGACTGTAGGCATATTCCGCCTGCTTGTATGGATCTTCATATTTTTGCACCAGAGGTTTTGATTTGAACTTTACAGGGTAATCCCTTACCGGTTCATCTTTAGGCTCCCATATCCTTCCGAGCTTTTCTGCTCGTTTTCGTTTTTCTACTCTGGCTTTTTCAAAGGTCTCTTCATCAATAATTGGAGGGTAGAATTCATCGCCCAAGTAATGCTTGTTCTGCAACATCTTACTTGCTGTGGCATGGTAGCAGTCTATCCCAGCTTTTTTAGTAGCACCCTTCAAAGAAAGTCCTGCCAAGTATCCTGAAAATAATTCTTTTACTTGTTCTGCTGCTATTTCATCTACAACAGCCTTTCCATCTTCAATTCTATATCCATAGGGTGTGTGACCCATCTAATTCACCAACCTTTCCTTCAATGTGATTCCACATTTTAATTCAAATCCAACTTCCTCTCGTGAAAATACCATAATCTTTTCTACGTAATTTTCAAACAGCTCATCCTCATAGGCTGTAAGCATTTGGGACTTAGTTGCAAACTTAAGCAGACGGTCAACCTCTTCAACTTTTGTAAAATTCCCATTGACGGAACGAGTAAGTTGATCCTTTTCGACGAGAAGCCTTTCTCTTTCTGCTTCCAATGAATTCTTTTCTTTATTAAACAGAGCAGGTTCCAGATATCCTTTGGCCATTAAACCCGTCAGCATCTGACTCTGCTCCATGTTGTTTTCAATCTTAGTTTCCAACTCTTCAATTCTACGAAAACTCGCTACATTATTCTGGTTACGTAACCCATTCAAAAGTGGTCTTAATATGAACTTCTGACCGTAAATGAGTTTATTCATCATCGTAACAAAAGCAGTCTTTATATCTTCATCTCGAATGAACTGCATAGAACATTCCGTTATATTGCCTATATGCTTACTACAGCACCAAGCAACATATTTTCTTCCAGATGAATGAATTCGTCTTTTAAAGGTACTGCCACATTCCGAGCAAATAATTTTGCCAGAAAAGGAATATCGGTTTTGATATTTACTGTTGCGCTTTTCGATGCCTTTTTCCTTTGCTCTCTGATTGAGAACGACATCTACAGCTTCAAAATCTTCATGGCTAATAATTGCCTCATGATGGTTTTCTACTAAGTACATATTTTTCTCACCGTAATTGGTGTGCCTGTTAAAATGGCTGTCAGTATAGGTCTTTTGCAAAAGTACATCACCAGTATATTTTTCATTGGTCAAAATTCCTCGAATGGTAGTAGCCGTCCAACGGCCACCTCTTTTTGAAGGGATACCCTTTTGATTAAGATCATTTGCAACTTTCTGTGTACCTTTACCCGATAACACTTCTGCAAAAATATACTTTACAATTTCAGCCTGCTTAGGAATTACTATCATTTGACCATCCATGTTTTGATAGCCATAGGGTGGATAGGAAATTTTAAAGGTTCCGTTTTGAAATCGTCTTTGAATGGCCCACTTCGTATTTTCTGAAATGGAAATCGATTCGCTTTCTGCAAGTCCGCTTAAAATAGAGAGCATCAACTCGCTTTCCATTGTCCCCGTATTGATGTTTTCTTTCTCAAAATAAATATGAACCCCAAGGCCGATCAGTTTGCGAACCATCTCCAAGCAGTCTGTAGTATTTCTCGCAAATCGGCTGATAGACTTGGTAATGATGAACTCTATCTTGCCGTCCTCACAATCAGCAATCATAGAAAGAAGTCCGGCACGGACATCCTTTTTTGTACCCGTGATTCCTTCGTCATAGTAAAGACCCACATACTCCCATTCGTCATTGGAACGGATGTAATTTTCATAATGGGCCTTTTGTGCCTCAAGGCTGATAAGCTGCTCATCACTGGCTGTGGATACACGGCAGTAGGCTGCAACCTTCAGCTTTTTCTTTTGAATCAGGGTTTCGTTTACCCCGATTTTCGTTATCTTTTTCATCAACTCACCTCGCTTTTTGGGTAGTGACATATTCCCGTACTATCGCAGAAATATCAAGTTATTTAGCCCATAATCTCTGACAAAAACGGGGAGAAAGTTTTGCGATTTACAGCCGATATTTTGTGGAATTCATCCACAGAAATCATGCCGAACATGAACATGGTTTCGAGCATTTTCTGTGCCATGTAAAAGTCGTATTCACGCTGCAATTCCTCCTGCGTAATCTCGTGTGCCACGGCGTTAGGTATCTTAAAATTCTCAATCTGTTTTACTTCCATTGTGATTCCTCCAGTCCGGGGAACGGTGGAAATGTTCCCTCTGCCTATAAGCGAAAAGACAGGCTGAATCGAACCCCCTAAAGGCAAAAAAATAATGCCCTTCAAGGAAAAATCCTCAAAGGGCATCGTGTTAGTTCGGAATTTTGAGTTTCCAACCGCTATAAATCACATTGGAAGAA